ACCACCCGAACTAACTGTAGGTGTAGAAGCTATAGTATATATTTTATCTACACCAGCAATTTTAAATACGTCACCACCTTGTGGTGTACTAGTTAAACCATCTATAATTAAACTTGTACCTGTCTGTGACCCACCATTTACAAGTACAGTTCCATACGAAGGAATATTAATTAGACTGTAGCCTGTGCCAGCAGTTTTGTACAAACTTTCGTTTTTAGCAACTATAACTACATCTGTAAATACGCCACAACCTTTAGCTAAGTAGTTGCTATTTGTAGTAAGAAACTCTAAAGAGTCTCCGTTTGATGGTGATGCAAGTAAATTTGCAGATAAAGTTAAATCAGCAGTATTATTTGTGTCATTAAAATTAACACCACCTGCTGCTATCGTATATACTTCGCTAAATGTTAAAGCTATATTATCAGCAAGAGTTACAGCTTCAGACAGTGTTACAGTGCTTCCACTAAAAGATGCTACTGTTACACCTGAAGGAACTCCTGTACCAGTAACGTCCATTCCTGCTGCTATTGTACCAGATATATTATCAAGTATGTGTGTTGTTGTTACTGCATCAGGTGCAGAAAAAGTTATTACCACATTGTCTGATAAAGATTGAGCAGAAGAAAGAACAATATTATTTTGATCTGTTACAGTAGATACAGTTACAGTGCCAGCTACTCCTGTTCCTGTAACTACCATTCCCACCACAATAGTTCCAGAGTTTCCATCTAAAACTAATGCAGTGGTAGAAGATGTAGCACCGTTTACACTTGCAGTTGCAGTATTGTTTACTTCTGCAGTTGCATGAACAAGTTTAAAAGTATCACCTGCTTCTGGTGTTTGACGTATGTTAGCTATATCTAAACTTGTGCCAGATTGACTTGCACCTGTTACAACAGGATCTCCATATGGAGGTATTATGTTACTGTCGTACTTATTAAAACCTTCTATCCTACGATATCCACCTTCTACAGATGGTTCAAAGTTTCTAAGAGTTCTTGCAGATCCCGGCATGTTTATACCTTGCTGCAAGGGACTCATGTTTGTAATAAGCCCACCCCTAAACTCAATAGGGTATGTTTGACGAGTTGTAGGCATTTATTAAGAAACTCTAGCGTTTGTCTGAACTGTAGTATTTACAACAGTTGATCTAAGATAATCATAACGGTTAATATACAAACTTCTCATTTGTTTTATTTCCTGTTCAAACCTACCTTGCATCATTGCAGCTTCTTGACTTTCACCCCTAAATAAATAAGTAAAGTGCATAGCACCATTTACAATTACATATCTAAATTGTTCAGGAACACTTGGAACATCTGTAGCATTTATTAAATCAACAGGTAATCTATAGTATTCATAAACTAGTTCATAAGCTTTGTCTGGTGCATTAACTAAACCAAACTCTGAACTAGGTGCTTTAAACACAAGAGTGGGACATGCCCTTAAAGCAGTTGAGGTATTATACTCTACATCTGCATAAGTGTCAAGGTATTCTTCATAAGTTATTATATTTAATTTTTTAGTTTCGTTACCTAGTGTATCATTTCTTTTTATTCTAAAGCTGTTCATATTTAAAACTTTAGTATCTGCAGGAAATGCATACCTTACAATTCCGGGAGTAAGAGTTTCTTCCTCTGTAACATGATTGTAAGGCCATTCAAATTCATGCTGGTTAATAAAACGAATAGATGCATTAACAGCATCTTTAATCATACTATATTCACCAACCGCTGCAGCAAAATTAGCAGAAGTTAATTCTACTTCGTTAAGTCTACGGTTTATATCATTAACAAGACCAAGATAATCGTATGCCATTTACCGTTCCTTTAACCGTATTTTAATAGTTCGTTCTGCTGTACTTCCAGTATTGTCACTCATGCGGCAAGTAAAAGTATACTCTACATTGTTCTGCCCACCACCAATATTTATAGTAGCAACAGTATTAGTATTTGTTTGTGCAACATTCTGTATACTATCTGTTGTAGCATTACTAGAAGCTGACGTTAAAGTTTGTCCAGCGTTTAGTTGTGTTTTAGTATTAAATAAAGAAGATTGAACAAACCATATAACTCCTGTTATTGTAGCAGTATCAAGAAATCTTGACCAATCAACACTGTAATCTAATATTTCATCTGGGTCTTTACTAGGCCAACGAAAACTCATGGTTAATCCTCATTTGCGTAAACAACTCTATCTGCTGATGTAGGTTTACGATCAATATATATTTTTCTTAGTTGCGCTCTTATTAAAGCTGTTCTAGCACCAGACACTGGCCCGTTTACAATATTTATTGTAAGTGTTCCTATTGAGACTGTAGCAGATACACTGTTCATATCCTCTTGTGTATTAGCGGATAATGTGCCTATTGAGCCTGTAGATGCTACACCAGTTATTACTTTAGTAGGCATTAGGCTGCTCTTTTAGGTAAAGTTACAGTTCTTCTTTGACTATAAAGATGTGCTACTGCTACATAATCAAACTGTATAATTGTTACTGATGGTTCTTCTATTATTCCTGACATGCCAACTGAAGTTAAACTTGTAGTGACATGTTCAGTAACAGTGTTAATTGAACCTGTGGCACTTACACCTGTTACTACATTTCGTTCTAGTTCTTCTTTTACATTTGGACTTACTGTTCCAATAGAACCTGTAATTCCTGTACTTGTAAGTTTGTGTGTATTACTAAACTCAAGAGATCCGATAGAACCAGTTGCAGATACGCCAGTAATATCTTCTTGTATATTTACTGATAGGGTTCCTATAGATCCTGTAGCAGATACCCCAGATATATCTTTTTGTACATTTGGAGATACTGTACCGATAGATCCTGTAGCAGATACTCCTGTTAATGTAAAAGAGTTACCTATACCTACAGTATTAATAGCACCTGTAGCTGATACTCCTGTTATATCTTCCTGTACGTTTGGAGATACTGTGCCAATAGATCCTGTGGCAGAAACGCTACCTAGTCTTTCAGATATATCAATCTCAAAGCCACCGGCAGATACAGATTCTATTGCCCCTGTTCCAGCTACTCCTGATAAAGTAAATGAAACATTACGAGTGCCAAAGGTAGAACCACCATATACACCTGTTCCATATAAAGCAGAAGAAGCTACAACAGCCATCGTTTACCTCTTAGGCAATACGTATTACTGCAGTACTCGCACCTGCGGCTGGAAACTCTATAGTTAAATCACCTGCTGTAGCACTAACTGTGCCACCAAAGTCAATTACACAAATAGCTTTGTTTGATGCAGAAGAATTATATATGATACAACCTGCTGCTGAACATGTTACATTAGAAAATACTTCATCTGCAAAATCTACATGTGCAGTTGTACCAGATACTGCAATAGTAGCACTATCTAAATTTTGTCCACCTGCAGAATAGTTTGTACCAGATGATTCATCAGAGTTACCTGTAACATCTGAATAGTTAGTAGTAGCTGCACCATATGTACCAGACATACCATTTTTAATTAGTGCTAGTTTTATAGTGTGTGTATCCAAATCATGAATACCACCAAGAAGTTCTGATTTAAAACTTGTACACATTGCTGTTGTAATAGCCATGTTTGAATCCTTTTGTTTAAAAGTCTACGCAGTATTCCATTTTAGTTACTTCTAATACTGCATCTTTGTCTTGCCAATTTGGAACATAAACACATTCTATTTGTTTATATCCATTTTGTCTGGCGTAGTTAAATCTATTATTTCCTATAGCACAACGATACTTAAAATCTACGTCTACAGGTTTAGTAGGATCTTGTCTATATGGTTGTTCTTCAGCATAACGTAGAAAAGTTTTTTGTAACCAAACTATCGGAGGCCAAAGCATACCATTTTCATCTAGTGATTTTTTAATAGCAGCTAAAAAATTTTTATCAGTTAAAGCAGCATCGTCCATTCTGGCATATACTTCATCCAGATCAAATACTCTAATATCCCAACTAGGTAATTTATTTTTAGCTTTAAGTATCATTTAGATGTTCTAAAGGGGCCACTATAAAGCAGCCCCCAAAGTT